ATGTGATGAAGTGATAAAAGGTGAGAAGGGTGAATGGAAAAAAACTTTTAGAAGTAAAAGTGGAGAAATATATGGTGGAGGTAAAGGAACAAATGTTGTTGAAACAGGTGGATATACAGGTGATAAAGGTGATATACACCTAAATCCTGAATGTCCTTGTAGAATGTTGGACGGACAGAGTGGAGTGAGTAAGTCAATTGGTAATAAGTATGAAGGTAAAGACACGAATACAAAGTTTCCGCGGATAGGGAATGTAGGGAGACAAAAGACATATGCTGACAAAGGTGGAGCCAGTAGATTTTTCTATCAAGCAAAAGTTAGTAAGAAAGAAAGAAATATGGGATTGGATGGATTTGAGGATAAAGAAAAGATTGGTAACCTATCTGATGTTGTTAGTGATAGTAAATTGAAAGTTAAAAACAATCACCCGACGGTGAAGCCAATAAACTTAATGACATATCTATGTAGATTGGTGACACCTAAAAATGGTATAGTGTTAGACCCTTATATGGGTTCAGGTTCAACTGGTATATCAGCACTTTTAGAAGGTTTTAGATTTGTTGGTATGGAAATGGATGAGGAATATATTAAAATTGCTGAAAGTAGAATTGAAAACTTTGAAAAATATAGAGAATTATTGAAATGAATGAAATAATGTTTGGGTTCTTTTTCGGATTGCCATTTGGAGCCTTGTATATGATGATATTAAAAAATAAAATAAAGGTATGAGTTATAAAGATGATTATAATGATAGATTGAATAACAGATGGACTGAGCTTGATATAATTAATTATATGAAAAGAAAAATAAAAGAAGTCAAATCTGAAATTGAAGAATTAAAATCTGAAATTGAAGAATTAAATAAAAAATTAAAAAATGATTGAGTATTTATTTTATTTAGGTTTGTCAGTGTTATTTATTTACGCTGAGCCGATGATTGAATTAAAAAGATTATTAGGATTCAAAGAAGAAGAATATATGAATTATGGTAAAGTAAAGCAATGGATTCATAAATTGATTCATTGTCTTTTTTGCAGCAGTCTTTGGATCACATTAATACTATCATTCAATTTTGAACTTTCAGTTATTGTGTCATTACTTGCATATATTCTTGAAAACAAATTGAAATAAAAATATAATTTATAATATGAACGAAGAATTTTGGAAAAAAGTTGAAATACTTTTAAATGAATTAAAAGGTAAAATGGACATCACCGCACCACAAACAGATAGAATGTTTGAGTTGTATAATTCATTATACCCGAAAAATCAAGAACACGGTAAATCTTGTGGTTCTTGTAGAAGCCGTGTATATAAGAATTTAAGAATTGCTTATGAAAATCATATAAAAAAGAAATGAATAATTTTTCAAGTAAAGAAGAAAGAAAGAAAGAATTTTTAAAGTATTATGAAAAGAATAATGCAATAATCAGACGCGCCTGTAAAGAAATGGGTATAACGAGAGAAACGGTGTATAGATGGCAACGAGAAGATGAAAACTATAAAAATTTATTAAGTGAAATTGAAGAATCACAAATTGATTATGTTGAAGATAAATTATTTGAAAAGATAGATCAAGGTTCAGAAAAATCAATTCATTTTTATTTAAAGTATAAAGGAAGAAAGAAAGGTTATTCAAATCAACTTGATATCAAATCAGAAGGTATTATTTTCAATTTCATTTCAGATGAAAAAAATGAAGATGAATAATGGCTTTACAGATTGATTTTAAACCATCAAAAAAACAAAGACATATATTTACATTATTTGATGATGATATCACAACAGAAGTCATTTATGGTGGTTCTGTGGCGTCAGGTAAGTCGTACTTATTGGCTTCATTATTAGTGATGAAATGTTTGCAACATCAAGGTATAAGAATTGGACTTGCAAGAAATTATATAACAACATTAAAGAAAACAACCGTTATATCTATACTTGAAGTTATTGGTGATTGGAAATTGACGGCTGAACATTATTCATATAATTCACAAGCAGGTGTTATAAGATTTTTCAATGGTTCAGAAATTGTATTATGTGAATTAGATTTTATACCATCAGATCCAGAATATACAAGATTAGGTGGTTTGTTGCTTACATTTGGTGTTATTGATGAAGCAAGTGAAATTGATGAAAAAGGTAAAGAAATATACCAATCAAGATTAGGAAGATGGAAGAATAATGAATTTGGTATAAAACCATTTTTATTAATGACCTGTAACCCATCAAAGAATTTCTTATATAGAGAGTATTATAAGCCATTTAAAGAAGGTAAATTAAAATCATTTCAAAAATTTATTCAAGCCTTACCAACAGACAATCCTTATTTACCTGAAAATTATATTGAAAATCTTGAAAATACACTTTCATTAAGTGAAAGAAGAAGGTTGTTATTAGGTGAGTGGGAATTTGCTGATGATGAAACAAACCTTTTCAAACAAGAAGATGTTGAATTATTATATGATTATTCAATTGAATTAGATAAAGATGAAACAATGCGTATGTCTTGTGATATTGCTTTCACATCAGATAAAGCCATTTTCATTGTATGGAAAGGTAAAAGTATTATTGAAATAACACAATATGAAAAAGGTGATGATATGACAACGGTTGATAGAATAAAAGAAATTGCTAAACAACATAATGTAAAAACATCAAATATATCATATGATGCAGATGGTGTTGGTAAATATATTCATCAATACTTACCATCAGCAAAAGAAATACATAATAATGGTAAGACAATTAAAAATCACGGTTATAGAAATCTTAAAGCCGAATTGTTTTTCAAATTAAGTGAGTTTGTTGATGATGGTACATTAAAGATAAAAACACAATCATTTAGAAAAGAAATTGAAGAAGAACTTTCAATTATAAGACATAAGCCGAGAGAGAATATGAATAATATAGAATTGATATCAAAGGCTGATATGAAAAGGTTATTAGGAAGGTCACCTGACATTGCTGATGCAATGGCTTATGGTATGATTTTTTATTTAAGAAATAATACACTTTCATCAAATGATTTTGTATTTATGGATTTTTAAAAGTGAATAACAATAACTATGATAGTATCATAATATATTATTATAGAATTAAACAAATAATAAAAAATTATAATATAGATTATGGAAGATAAGTTACCAATTTATAATATAGTGATGAATGAAGATACAGAAGGATTAGAATTTGTATCTTTTGTATCTGACCCAGCAATTATGGAAATGGGTTTGGCTTTTAATAAAGTAAAGCCTATACATAATTTTAAATTTAATAAAGAAAAGAAGGTTGTGGTTGGACCGGCAATGATTGCTGACTTACCATTATACAGAGAAATTGATGGTGAAGGATTTTATGTTGTATTTAAAAAAGAAATTATTGAAAAATTAGTTGAAAAATTCAATAAAGAAAATAAAGAACATAAGATTAATGTAGATCATAAAGATGTAGTAAAACAAGCTTTTATTAAATCCAATTGGATTAAAGAAGATGAAAAATATGATAAATCATTGATATATGGATTTGAAAATATACCTGTTGGTTCTTGGTTCATTGAGGTAAAAGTTGATGATGATGAATTTTGGCAGAAAGAAATAAAAGAAAACGGTAAGTTTGGATTTTCTGTTGAAGGTATGTTTGGAATTGAATATCAAGAATTTGTTAAAAAAAATAATAATAATAATATGAAACTTACAAAAGAAGAAATGGCTTTTATTGAGAAATTAAGAAAGTCAAAGTCAGTATCATTTGAAATGGCGTCAGTTAAACGAGAAGATGGTGTTGAAATTTTCTATGAAGGTGATGTTGAAGTCGGAACAGCTTTGTTCTTAGATGAAGATATGACAGAAGCAGCACCGGAGGGAGAACACAAACTTGAAGATGGTACCGTTATTGAAATTGAAAACGGACTTATTGCATCAATTGAAGCACCTGAACAAGAAGAAGAAGTTGAGGTTGAAGTTGAAGCTGAAGCTGAAAAAGAAGTTGAGGAAGAAATGAAAGAAGAAGAAAAAGAAGTTGAAGCTGAAAAAGAAGAAGCTGAATTTCAATTGACAGAAGAAGTTGTATCAGAAATGATAAATAAGAAATTTGAAGAAGTACTTTCAATGATTGCAGAAGTAAAGCAAGAAATGGAAAATAAAGAATTGCCGAAAGAAGAAGAAGCACCAGCACAATTTTCAAAAGTTGAAAGATCAGAATTCATTAAGCAATTCAGAAGCAAATATCTTGAAAATTAAACAAAAAAAGAAAAATTATAATACTTAGTATAGATAAAAAAAAATAAAAATATAATGAAAAATAACAAACTTTTATTTGACATTGTGGAAACAACCACAACCAACCCAGTTGATTCGGCGGCTATCTATTCAGCAGCTTTGATTCAGGGTGGATCAAAAGAACTTTTCACACCAATTCTTGATGTTAAGGACAGAGCAAGAATTAGAAAAGGTGGATTTGGAAATGTTCTTCAATCAGATTCTTGTACCTTTAATGATCAAGGAGCAGGAACTTTGACAGAAAAATTAGTATCGGCTTGCCCTATTAAGGTAAATGTTGAGATGTGCCAATCAACACTTGAATCATCTTTCGTAAGCCACGAAATGGCTTCGGGTTCAAATAACGCAGATTTCTTACCAGAAGATTTCAGACGATATGTGACTGATGAATTGGCTAAGAAAATGTCAGCTGATTTTGAAGTTCTTGTATGGCAAGGTGATACAGGTACATCTTCTTACCCACAAGGTCTTTGTGACGGATTGCTTGGACAATTTGCGGCTGATTCAGATGTTATAGATGTAACAGCAACAGCTTCAATCACTGGAGCAAATGTTATTGGTGAAATGAACGCTGTATATGCAGCTATACCACAAGAAATTCTTTTCAGTGAAAATCTTAGAATTTTTGTATCAACAAATGTTATGGCAGCTTACAAACAAGCAGTTGCAGCAGCTTCAGCTGAGGCTTTCTATACAAAAGATGCACAACCAACTTTCTTAGGAATACCTTTGGTTCTTGCACAGGGATTGCCAGCAAACACTATGGTTGCGGCTGAGTTGAACAACTTGTTCTTGATTTCTGACTTGATGGCAGATTACGAAGATATCAGAATCTTACCACAACTTGATGTGACTGGTGATGATACCGTAAGAATTGTAGGTAGGGTTAAGTTTGCCGTATCTTACGCATATGGTTCAGAAGTTGTACTATACGCTTAATAAAAAAACCAACAGATTGAAAGGTGGATGATTGAATCCACCTTTCAAATAAAAAAAAATTAAATAAAAATATGTCTTGTTGCAATACACTTACAGGAATACCTAAGGGATGTGAAAACAACCTTGGTGGAATACAGAATTTTTATGTTATCTGTTGGGATGCAGTGTCAGCCACTGCGTCAAATGGTGAAATTACCGGTATATCAACTGGTACAGCTTCTTTTGTTGAATATGAATTTAGTAAAAATTCATCTTCTTATGTTGAAGAAGCAAACATTTCATTAGAAAATGGATCAACATATTACACAACAACAACAACTTTGATTATACCAAGAAGAGAAGTTGCAAAAAGAAATTCTTTACAACTATTGGCGGCAGGTCAGCAAGACCTGTTCATCATCATCAAAGATCAAAATGGTCTATATTGGGCACAAGGATTGCAAAATGGAGCAAACCTTACAGCACAGGGTGAAGGTTCAGGAGTTGTAAAAGCAGATGGTTCAAAGTATTCTTTGACGCTTACATCAGAAGAACCAGAGCAAATGCCGGAAGTTCAACAAGCAGTGATTGATTCACTTGGCTTGTCATAATTTCATAATTCTTTTTATTCTTAAAATACCTCGGCGTTCTGTCGGGGTATTTTTATTTAAGGCAATATCAAAAAAACCTATAATATAATATATAAAAAAACAAATAAAAATAAATGAGTACGAATATACAAAATCTTGCAAATAAATTCGGAGTCACTTCACCGGTAAATGGAACTTGGATTCAAGCTATATCAGAAGGTGACTTGAAATTAACACAAAATGCTTCAACAGCAATCTTATTAGATGTTATGTCAATTTTTGGAGCAATTACATCATCATTTTCATCTGATGCTTGGACAGCATCTTATATAGTTGAACAACCTGGTGAGTATGTTGTTAATGGACAATTTGAGGCCGAAGGAAACTTTACAGACGAACCATCAACATTTAATGTAATGGGTATAACTGATAATCCTGATACAGGACTAAATCAAATCTTAATTGCGAACTATTCAGTAAGATTTTCTGGTGGAACGGTTTTAGGTGCGTTTGAACAATCAACATCAGCAAGACTTGCTGGATTTGATAATATAGAATATACCTATAAGTATGAATATGATGCGGGAGCAACTGCATCAGACCCACAACATATACACGATTTTAGAATTGTTGCTGATAGCACGAATATACTTGGATTTGTTATTATTAATGCTGATGGTAGTGATAGCCATAACTTCATTATAGATAGCGCAGGTGGTTAATAAAAAATAAAAATAAAAATATGGAAAACTTAAAAGAAGCAAGTAAAAAATTGAAAGAAGCAAAGTTGATTGCTGTAAAAGAAGGTAAAACTTTGAAAGAAGCACTTAAAGAAGTTCTTTCAAAATAATAAAAAATTTAAAATGATATATTTACAGAAAGGAGCCACAAATTCAGTTATTATGACGCTTACTGAAAAAAGTGAGTTGAATAATCCATATTTTTTATTTTCATTTACCAACAATACAAGTGGTGATGAAAAATTATTTAATATGGCTGATATTAGTGGTTATAGAAGAAGGTATAACAGATTTGAATTAGTTGAAACAACAAGTGAAAATTTGCCGAATGGTGAAGTTGAACTTGAATATGGTTGGGGAAGATATGAAGTATATGAATCAGCCACACAATCATTAGATATCAATGATACAACTGGTAGAATACTTGAACAAGGAAAATTCTATGTATCAGGTTACCCAGCAACATTGAATAATAATGATATAAATAATATATATTTATGATATGAAGATATTTGGAATTGAGTTTGGAAAAACAGAAAAAAGTGAAATGGTTGAATTGCCAGAAAAAATTGATACATCTATGGCTTTTGAATATGTATATAAGCCAACAGGTTCTTTGAATACGAGAGGTTCAGGTGACTTAGGTGATCCGTATATTGAATTTTACAGAGGTTCAGGGCCCGTATATTTCGGTCAAGACAATCTATACCCACAACACCTTAATGATATGTATAACAGATCGGCTTTACATTCAGCAATTGTTGATTTTAAAAAAGAATTGATATCAGGTGAAGGTTATGAAATTGAAGGTATAGATTCATTAGATGCGTCACAAAAAATAAGATTGAAACAATTTCAAGATTTTGTTGATGGTGAAAGAACCTTACAAAAATTCATAGATGATATAACATTTGATTATTTGATTCACGGAACAATATACAATAAGTTATATTGGAATTCAGACAAATCAAAATTATTGAAAGTTAAAAGAATTGACCCAGCAAAAATGCGTGTTGGTACATCAAAAACAGATTATGAATCAGTCAATAAGTATTATTATTGCTTTGAGTGGTCAGAATATGGAAGATTTGGTTGGGTTGAATTGCCACCATTTGATATGACATCTGACGAAAAGATTGATATATTAAGATCAACTATACCATCAACTTTGAATTGGTATTGTTTGCCTTCATATAGTTCAGCAGCAAATTGGATTAATTTAGATGGTGATATTTCATTGTATCACAAATCAAATATAGAAAATTCAATCAATCCATCTATGGCGATTAAATACCCTGAAAAACCAGGTTCAGAAGAAGAAAGAAGAAGAATTTTATTGAATCTAAAAAAACAAGCACAGGGCGCAAAGAACGCAGGACGAAGCTTGATATTCTTTGCTGATGGAAAAGACAATTTACCTGAAATTGAAACTATACAAGTATCAAATATAGACAA